GGGGGGGGGGGGGGGGGGGGGGGGGGGGGGGGGGGGGGGTACCCCGGACTGGAGTCCCTTTCTCACTCGAACCCCCGCTAGCCCCCCCGTCCTCACCCCAGGGTCATCTCTCCTCTATAGGGAGATTGAACCAGTCCTTCGCCTTTACCTTCTTACTCTTCGAAGAGGCCTTCCCTACACTCACCGCTTTAGGCGCAGGGTTGCTTGCCTTGTACTTGCTCACAAAGGCCTTCTCGATTCGCTTTACAACCTCAGGGCCGAGCTCAGCCAGAAGGTCCTCTCCAGCCAGATCTGAGCCTAGCTGTGTCCCTATGCCGCTCTCCTTCTTGATGGCTCTGGCCAGGGTCTGGACAGCCCCCTTGTCCAGCCTCTTCCCCGAGTCCAGATAGTGCTGGGCAAGGCTGGCCATCCGCTGCACTCGGTAGGGAGAGGGTCTTACGCCGACATCAGAGAGGGCTGTGGAGAAGCTCTTAGTGAACTCCTCCTGGTAACGGGCAGTGTCGGCATCAACGCGGCTGCGCTTCTCCTTCTCTGCTCGCTCCCTCTCTGCCTTCTCGTACTGGGCCAGACGTTGCTTGGCATCATAGGCCTCTCTCTGGTCGTCAGACATCCCCTGGTAGCTCTTGACGCGGCTTTCGAGCTCGTTGAAGAACTGGGCAATCCCCTGCTCCCCCATCACCTGATGTAGGAGTCCCAGTTTGGTGTCGAAGTCCCCTCCCCGAAGGAGGCCGAAGGCTTCCTTAGCTGCCTCCACCTGTTGTGTGGCCTGCTTCCGGATGGCAGCGGCCTCCTCAAAGCGCTTGTTGGCGGCCTGAGTCTTCCCATAACCAGCCTGGAGCTCCTCGAGGGTGACGTTTTGCTCCTCTCCGAGGACCTTGACTGCGTATGTGGGGGTGTCTTCCCCTTGGGACTCCTCGGTTTCTCCCCCAGAAGAATTCGAAAAGTCTTGGGGTGACGTATTTTCGGCCCCTGAGAGGGCTTCTGCTACCGTAGTCATCTCTCCGGAGCCTGAAGAGGCCCCTTCTGCTGCTGCTGTCTCTGTCATATCTGCTCCTTATCCTAGGCTCTGCGTCCAGTGAGGGGGTTAGTGGGTAATCTGGGGAGTTGTGGCGGCCTTTCGCCTGTCACAGAGGCTGCTCCTGGCACGTACTGGTCTGGCCCGCCTACCTGTGGGGCCTGGACTGGCCCTGCTTCTGAGCCTCCTGGACCCATTGGGGGCGGTGGCTGGCCTTCTGGGCCTGGGGGAGGCCCTCCTTGGCCTTCTGGTGGCTCCATTCCGGATTCTAGGACGATGTCAGGCAGTCTTTGCCCGGTCATGAGGAGCAATCCTGGGTCTGTGCCGCTGGCGAGCTTGGCGTGTTCCTTGACGTGGTTCAGGATGGCCATAGCGATGGATTGATCTCCGTATCGCACCTCGCTTCGGTCGAGGAGAGCGGTGTGTTCTCGGATATGCATCTCGTGGTAGTCCGTTGCGAGAGCAATAACCTGCTCTCCGGCCAGCAAGCGCTGTCCTTCTTCGCGTATTCCCCGCACTCGGCTTCCATCTGCCCGCCAAATGGGCTCTAGGCGCCCGGTGGTTAGGAATCCTAGGAACTGTTCGGGGGTAACCTTGTCTGGGAAGCGCTCGAGGAGCGTAGAGGCGACCTGTTCCTTCCCTGCCATGGTACGAAGCAGCGGATTGCCGAGCTCAACCCGGATGCGCTTGATATGCCGGAGGTCTTCCTTTTGGAAAAGCTCCACATTCCCCCCCTCATCTCTACCTGCCACCTCAATGAGCCTCTCTGTGGTCAGAAAGCGCTGATAGCGGTGGATAATGGCGGTTCCTACGGCCCGTAGCAGCTGTGCATAGGCTCGCTGGAAGGAGGTGTTGTACTGCAGGGAGAGGCTGCTGAGCAGGGCCAGTGCGGCACCGGACTCGAGCTGCTTTTCGGGAGATCCACGCATGGTTCCAGCAACCCCGCTTAGCCTCTGCTGGAGTTCTTCCAGCATACGGGCGAACTCTACGGCGTTGCGGTCAATACGGGGTCCCTCTAGTAGGCCAGGGGGTGGCGACATACCATTGCTGGTGTATTCGACCACCCCTAGCCTGCCCTCGAGGTCTTTCACGTCGATTTGCTGCGCGCGGTCGCACAGCCAGTTGGGAATGGCGCCAGCATCGGAGACGGTGATCAGATTCGACATCACCGAGTCGTAGACCTGGCTGATTGCCAGCAGGTCCCACGCTCCGCTGTAGCCGAGTGCAACGCCGAGCTCCTGGGAGGGGGCGCAGCAGTAGATCGGAATGTCCCGGTAGGGGAGTGGCCCGTCGAAGAGGACGATGTCGCCGAGCACGACGGTGTGTCTACCGTTTGGCACTGCAGGGGTGCGCTCGTGGTAGAGCTCTAGGACCTCAACTGCGCTATCGACGGTGTCGTGGTGCGAGTTCACCCGGTCTAGGCTGGTATCGATGCTTGCGTAGGGTGAGTTGACGATTTCCTCGGCGTTCTCCGAGTAAATGGCGGCGAGGTCCCACCGGTTCTTGACCTTGCGGACAATCACCCAGTCGAGGTCGGTTAGATCTTTAACGCTCGTGCGCCTCGCAACATCGGCGGGCGAATAGGTTTCGATCTCGAGGGCACCGCTCCGGATTGGCCGGGGAGTGGGCTCGATGATGCTTCCGTCGTCCTGCTCGAGGGGTTCTCCTGGGTCGATCCCGGTAATCTCCCCGGCATTTGGGTTCCATCCAACATACACCCACCCCTCACCAAGAACTTGGCTCCGTTCTGCCGCAATATGGCATTGATCTTCGACTCCGCCTTCATCTAACTCGTACTCCCAAATAGCCTCGGCCAAACTCACCTGTTTTGCGGCCTCGTGATCATCCGTTGTTGCCATGGCCTTGAATGCTGGCCTTTGGCTTGTGACCATGCTGAGGATCGTCTGAATCAGCGACCGATAGTGGTTCACCGCCACCAGTGCCAGCTCTCCCTGCTCTCCTCCGTAGGACACGCTTGTTGAGTTGGCGTATCCCCCCTCATTGTCCTGTCCGTGGTAACGTCGGGTCGATGATGCCCACAGGTTCGTACGACCTGTTCGCTCCATCTCCTTCGTAAACTCCTTGAATCTTGTGGTCACCTCGTCGGCCAGCTCACCGGCTGGTTTCCTTGCCCAGTACACGCTATCGCTCATCCTCTCCTCCTTCTCCGGGGGTCAACCATCCTCAAAAGCTTCTGCTCTTGCTTCGTGTGTTGACCTGCCCCTTTGATGTAGTGGTTCTCATCCGTGATCCCCGAGAGGGGGTGGGGATAAGGGTTCCGGTGCCAGTCTACACTTCTGACTAAATAGACCGCCGCATCCACTCCATCGAAGTGTCCGTGGTCCGCTGAGCGCTGGTATGAGGATCGAGATCTATTCCAGATCGCGTAGCGCAGGTGAGCAATAAGCTTCTTGCACCGAGGGTTGATAATGAGCTGACGGTTGGCAATGGTGAGGCGGAGCTTGTTGAGCGCAGCCTGCTTGTCGTCCTTGCGAACTGCGCTCCAAAGGTGCCCCTTGGAGGACATGTCTGCGATGGTGATTGCCGGCGCGTCGACGACCCTTCGAACGGGTCTTTGGTCCCCCCACAAACTCTTTTCCTTCTCCTCCACCTTGCGATTGATCTCTTCCGACGTAGACCGGTGCATCACGAGCTCGTCCTCAATAACCACCCTGCCGTTGGCAAAGTCCAGGTAGCCGAAGATGGTGAAGCAGAGGTCGTAGAAACCAACGTCACAGCTGGTGATGCAGTCGAAATATCTGGGCCTCTCGGTCTCAATGCATATCTCGTCGGCGATGGCCGGGAACTCCGGCACAACGCTCAGCTCTTCGTCGGTCACGAACTCGGCCAGGTACTCCCGGCGCCAGGTTGTCGAGTTCGCTCCGCCCGATTCTCTGCAGTACTCCTCGGCCATCGCTTGCGTGATGTGCGGGGCATCGAAGATGGTGGCCTTCAGGTATGAGCCGTGGCTCTCCGCCCGCTCGCAGTATGTGAAGAAGGGGTGGGCCGGTGTCCTTGGGGGAGTGCTCACGAGGAGGATCTTCCCGTTGGTCGTCAGGGTTTGGGGGAGCAGGATGTCGTGAACGACGCTCTCGAGGTTGTCCTGGACGAAGCCGGCCTCGTCGACAATCCCAAGGTGAGTGCTCACTCCGCGCAACCGCTCTGCACCGCCGGCATCGCAACCGGCAACGTGGATCTCCGAGCCATTGGGAAACACCCACATAGACTGCTGGCGGCGGTAGGTCGGCTTGAGCTCGTCGGGCGCCTTGCGAAGGAGAGCTCTTAGGTGCGGCTCAACAATGTTCCTGGCCATCTTGGCCGTAGGGGTCGCGTACCGAACCTGCACGTCCGGCTGCCGCAGCGCTGCTTCAAGCGCAATGGCGCAGGCCATCCAGCTCTTGCCCCAGCGTCGGGACATGTTCATCACGAAGATGCGTGCGGGGGACGCAAGGAAGAGCTTTCTCGCTTTCTCCTGCCCGGCGTGCAGGTAGACGGAGAGGTCCCCAAGCCGCCACAGAGCGGCTTCTACGCTGAGCGCGTCCTCCTGGCTTACTTGCGAAGGATCTGACCAAGCTTGCCCGCCCTGGCCACTCCCTCCACTGACTCGATCCGCTTCTCGAGCTTCTCGAGCTTCTCTTCGTCGACCTTGCTCTTTTCGAGCTTCCGCATTTCTCCGAATGTGTGCAGGCAGCTTTTTAGAGCCTGACTTGCGGCCCTTGCCACCACCACCACGGAGACCACGAGACTTGTTGCTAGCCACGCCGCGTCACTCATTTGTGCGCTGCCCTGGCTACGCCAGAGAAGAAGCGGTTGGCAACGATGTCGAGGATGTCACCCGTCCAGGACTTCTCCTTGTACTTCTCCACCACCTTCTTCGGCAGGTTCAGTTCCACCGAGTCCCAGCCCCCTGACGGGCTCCGCTTCAAGGCAAATGCTGTCCACTCCCGCTCCTCCCTCGATAAACTCTCGTCGAAATGCTTGCTCGATTTCTTCATTCCTTGCCCTCACCATCTTCTTTGCATCTTCAAGCGTGATCGTGATGGATGGTCCGCCAGCACCAATGTGTTCCACGGTGCGTTTCTGGCTGTACCAGCCCTCCATTTTCGTTGCCTGATCTGCTGCCCTCAGTCTCTCTCTCAGCCCACAGTCCTCGTCTCGCACAATGCCAGCGAGGAACATCAAAACCTCTTCCCGCGTTAGCCCGTTAATCGGCGCCCCATAGCGCTTCGCCTCGCTGAGCGCCTTCTTGATGCTTGGCTGGGCCAGCAACGTCGCTGCTGCTTTATCCCCCTTGTACCCGGCACCTCTAGCCGCACCTTCCGGGTCCATGGAGTTCCCCGAGACCATCAATGCTACGAATGCCGATTGCTTCTTGGTCAGACCCACTTTCCATCATCTCCTTCCGGCGTATGTACAAGAGCGCGGGGTGGCTCAGGCTTGCAAGAGCCACCGCTGCCGCGTCGTAGCAGTGCTCATGCGCGCCCTTTCGCAGCCCTATTAGCGACTCGTCCCATTTGGTTGCGCCGAGCCGATAACGAACCTCGTCCTTTACCGCCTGCTTTGTCTTCCCCTTGATGTGGTTGGCCGTGATCGACTTGGCTTTATGCGGGCTAATGATCATCCGGCTTACCCCGGCAAGGCGCAGGGTCGTCATCACGCAGGCAAAGGCCATGCTCATGGCCTCGGCGCTGCGCGCCGACATTGCCCCCGCCCTACCCTCAATGGAGCTCATCAGCACATCGTGGTCTCGGACCACGCGGAGCAGGCCCATAGCAATCTTATCGATGCGAGCCATGTCGTCCTCGCACTTCGTGGCGTGTACGCTCTGCTTGCTCTTCTCGGTCGAGATGCAGCCTGCCGCCACCAAGAACTCGCCATCGTCCGTGCAGTCGATAACCGCCCATCCCGTGTTTCGTAGGCTGGGGTCTATGCCGAGGAGTCTCATGAGCAATCCAGTAGTGTTTGCCAGACTGTCCGGAGCTCGTCCGGCTTCTCTTTCAGGAGCTCGAGCAGCTCCTTAGGCGCGTTGTCTCTCAGCTTCTTCATTGCCCTGCTTTCGATCAAACGAATCATCTCGCTATCAAGCTCCCTGCCCTTTTCCATGATCCCTAAAACCACCCCCACCTCTCTGCGATCGAGGGGGCCAAAGATTTCGACGATTGCGTTGATTGCCCCTGGAGCCCGAAGAAGCTTTTGGGGGATTTGACGAAGCAAGTGAATCCTCGCGGCCTCGCCAATCCTCCCCCTGTGGACGCTGCGTCGCAGCCCGCACTCCCCGCATCGGTATTTTCGGACCTGCACCCACGTTCGGGTAGAGGTCTCCCCGCACACTGTGCAGACACAACGAAATCGCGACCGCTGCTTCCCCGGTTTTGTGCCGATACCGAGGAACTTGGTGATCTTCCACCCGTTCTCGATGGTACCAACGCGGCTACGGGCCTTCGCAAGCGCCCTGCGCCTATTCCCACAGCGCTTTGCCACCGCCCTGTGGCCCATCAAACATTGGCTGGCCCGCCCCCGTGTTACTCGAAGAGCCCAAGCTGGCTTGCTCCTGGTCGTTCTTCCACATCCGGATCGACAGATCTTTGTTCCATTCCAGGACGCAGCCCGGATTGATTTGGATCGACAGGTACTCCGCCCCGTTCTGCGTCTTGTTTAGCCACGCGCTCCCCACCTTGGTCCCGTACTTGCTCCCCTTCTCGTTGACCTTGATCGTGTAGTCTGGCCTGCTGTTTCCACTCATTCTGCACCTCTTTCACTTTGTCGAACGGAACCGAAACAAACTTCAGAATCCGCCTGTCCTCTGTCTGAGAGGCGCGCATGAGCTGCCTCCCTTTTCGCCACTCGATTGCGGCGATGAACTCCCACTCCCATTTGCTCAAAGGAACCCACCTAGACACCTCTTTCCGACTTCGGAAGAAGGTCGTATCGGCGGGTGATCTCCGTGGCCACCCGGTCAATCGATGCATGGTCCAACGGGAACCCAGGAACCTCGGACCACTGCTCACGAATGTGGTCGAGGATAAAACCTACAGCCTCCTCTCCCTGCTCCGTGTCCGGCTGGCTCATCGCCGTGCGAAGCAGGAAGCGCACGTCCGATGCGTCCATCTGCTCAGCAGCAGTCACGGGTACAAGCTTGCTGATGTTGTTAGGCAAGAACACCTCCCGCCGCTTGTAGCCCCCCTTCCGGATCTCCATTAGCGTTCGGTTGTGGAACCAGAACATCACCGAGCCGAGTTGGTCGAGTCCGGTCGACGCTACCTGAAGCACCTCCGACAGCGCGTCCCTTTCGTCCAAAAGACGGTCGTTGTCTTCCATTGTCCGCTCCAGCAAAGAGCTTAATGTCTCCTTGGATTCGACCAAGGAGCTCTCCGCTTCGCTGCTGTGCTGACCAGTCCCGTTGTTCGATCGCTCGAAGGTACCGTTTTTCGACACGTTGATATCTCTCCCTGAGATGTGGCAGCGCAGTCTCCCCAATCCGACGAAGGCCGCTGCAGTACACCCTGTCGAAATGCTTCACGACATACGGCCATAGCGCCGTGCACCGAGTCATCAGCCACTCGTTTCGGATGATGCCCGTAACCAGCACATCCACGCTCCGCGCCCCCTCGACCAGCTTCTTGGCGATCGACACGATTGCCCGCTCCGTAATCCCCTTCACGGGCTGATGCGAAGGCCACTTCCAATCGATAGCCTCTCCCTCACACCGGTCTGCAAAACGAGCACAGAGCAGCTTTGCGACGTAGACCGGGTCGTCGTCCTTGTGAACCGGTACGTGGAGATGAGCCTTCGGCGACCTGTTGAGCGCGGTGGCCAACTCAAACTCAAGTCCCGCACTCATTGCCCCGCCAACAGCAACCTCCTCGCGCGAGATATCAGTTGCTATAGAGGGGGAGTAATTAGAATTATCTTTAGGAGATAAGAGGCTATCAATTGCCTTAAGAATAGAATTTATAATTACCCCCCCCTTACCCCCCCCTACAGAGGCCAACTCGGACATCAGTTGTCGGGCCTTGTCAGGCCCACCGAAGTCGGGCGGAAGGTCCTCCATCGACACGTTGGGGTGGAGGAAAAGGAAGGCGCCGAGCGCCCGGGCGTCCCAGCCCAGGTCTAGCGCAATAAGCTCCCTGGGAATGCTGAGTTCAGCTAGCGCCACTTCGTCCCCCATCCAAAAGCAGCTCAAGCGCTCCGAGTTCCCCACCGGTTGCTACGCTCAGCCGCTTCGCCGTGCTCATCCGAATCTCACCAGCCTTGTCGAAATACCGGTACAGCGTATAACGGCTGACACCCGACTTTTCGGCAAAACCCGACACAGAAAACCCGTTCTCGACAAGCCACTTGCGTAACATACTGTCTAACTTTTTAGACAGTGGTGAACGTGGTGTCAAGTGCTCAGGTGAATACTGCGCGGCACAGACCCAAAACAAACACTGCAAATTGATGATGCGGGGGCACTGTCTTGTTTGTAAGACACTTAAGTGCTATTTTTGAGTCAAAGGTTCTAGATGAAACAGTGTGTGGGTAGGTTGCGGGGTGAATCGCTGGGGGAGCGATTATTGTATGCTCTTGAAGTAAACCCCCACTACAACCGGCACTCTCTGGCAAAGGAGCTTGGGACCAGTTGGCATCACGTCAACATGTGGTGTCAGGGGAAGGTTGAGCCGAAGGCTGCCCGGCTGAAGCAAATTGCCGAGGTTTTGGACCTAAACCTTAACGAGCTGCTTGGGGTCAACACAAACTCTGAGCCTGCATACAAAGGGTGGAAGATGTTTTTGGGCACCCCAGAGGGCTCCTCTGCCCTGCCCAGTGAGCTCGCAGCGCTTTCGGAGCTTGTCTGGCCGATTGACCGGGAGCCCACGGCAACCAGCTACCTCCTGGCACTCCAGTCGATGCGAGCCACTCTCAGGCTAGAGTAGCGATTTTTTTTCGCACTTGTTTTGCAGGCGTCTGGGGCCGAATTGCGGCACCTACGGCGCCTTTCTGCGTTTGCGCCCCTTGACTGTCTCATTTGTTAGACACATAGTCGTGAGTGTCTGATAAGTGAGAGTGTCGCAAATGGAGGTGCATTTTTATGATAAAAGTTGATTCGGTCGTGGCTGCCAAAGAGCTCGCAAAATTGGTGAGCGGCAGCACGTACATCGGGAAGAACACGTACTCGAAGGTGGAGGACATCTTCTGTGCAATCGTGGCCGGAACAGAGATGGGGATCCCTCCCCTAACCGCGCTGCGCGAGTTCCACAACATCCAAGGTAAGTGGGAGATCTCCGGCACATTGATGCTGGGTCTCGCCATCAACCGTGGCGCCATTCCCGAGTGGGAAGAGACAAGCGCGGAGCGGGCAGTCTTGCTGCTGCGACGGTTCGGGGTGACCCACCGGCACGAGTTCACTATGCAGGACGCGCATCGTGCTGGGCTCACGAAGCGCCAGGTGTGGAAGCAGTACCCTGCAGCGATGCTGCGAGCGCGTTGCTCCTCAGCCGCCGTTCGCTGCTTCTGCCCAGACGCCGTATTGGGCGGCGTGTACGTCCACGGCGAGGTCAGCGGCGAGACAGAGCGCGAGGTGGAGATGGCCGTCGAGATGTCCAAGGACATGGCTGAGGAGGTGGCGGAGGTCATAGAGCGCAGGCAGCCCATGCCCTCTCCGGACAAGGAGGAGCTGAGTCCGGGACAAGAAGAAGAGCTTGCCTACTTTGTCGAGAAGATTGACTCGGCGAAGACCCGTGAGGAGTTGCGGGCGGTCGGCAAGGAGATTGGCGACCGTGCGTCTCAGCCGGTCAAGACCAGCTGTGAGATCGCATACAGCGTCAAGCTTGGGGAGCTTGCAGCGTGAGTGAAACCATGGCCCTTCCCTTTGTTGCTGGCTGCCAAACAAGCATTGACGCGGCGGTGAGCATGGAGTCCTCGGCGCCCACGCTCCGGGAGAAGGTGCTGGAGTTCATTCGGCACATGGACGCACATGGTGCGACAGACGAGGAAATGCAGGAGGCGCTGGAGTTGAACCCATCCACGCAGCGCCCCCGGAGAAGAGAACTGGTGCAGAGGGGGCTAGTTGAACCCTCTTCACGTAAGCGCCCCACGCGCAGCGGTCGTAGCGCCACCGTTTGGATTCGAGTCGGCTGAAAAGGAGATCAAGCATGTTCGAGAAGTTCGCAGAAGAGTTCGCTGCTCAGGAGACCCCGGAAGGAAGAGCCAGGGTCGTTGAGCGATTTGCACAGAAGGCCGTCAGGACCGGGTCGTCGCTAGGGAGCTACGATGACCTGCTTGCTGCGGGCGCATTCATTCTTAGCTCGGTTGCTGGAAGGAGGTGTGGTGATGCCTAGAAGGAAGGTGAACACGACGATTTACCTGAGAAGGGATCAACTCGATGCCCTAAAAAAGATAAGCGAAGTGTCCAGTATTCCCATGGCGGTATTGATCCGAGACGGCATAGACGACTTCCTGCTGAAAAAGATAAGCGAAGTGTCCAGTATTCCCATGGCGGTATTGGTCCGAGACGGCATAGACGACTTCCTGAAGGCGTTCGGTCCCAGCTGGCCCCGGGGCACAGAGCAATGACGCGGGAAGAGGTTCTTAGAATCATCCACCAGATGAAGGAGTCCATCCGCACTCTCGAGCGGGTTGCGGAGAAGCTTAGCGAAGACCCCGACCTCCGGAAGGAGGTCATGGACGACCGGCTGAAGCAGGAGCTCATCAACGATTACTACGACAGGAGTTTCGCGTGAGGCGGAGAGGCAGCATAGAGGAGCTTGCGCTAGCCGATGGCACAACGGTTTTCCGCGCCAGGCTCACTCGCAAGGGGCGCAAGGTCTTGGACCGGTGCTTCCCAACGGAGTCGCTTGCAGCGCAGGCCATTGAGCTAATCCTCAACGAGGATACGCTTGCTCCGGCTCCGCGAAAGCGCACGACCCTCGGAGAGCTTGTGGAGGAGTGGCTAACCCTGAGGGAAGAGCAGGGGTTTGTTCGTGGCATTCGCAAGGAGTGGAGTTCCTACCGGTCAAAACTGGCCGGGCACCAACTCATGAAGGCGCCGGTGAAGTCCGTGAAGCGGAGGCACATAAAGGCCCTTGTCGTTGACCTCCTCTCAGCCCCCTCCTCCCCCTCTTCGCAAACCGTAAAACACGCGCTAAGGCTTGTCCGTGGCGCGCTGTCGTGGGCCGTCGAGGAGGAGCGCCTTCAGAACAACCCTGCGTCAGGCGTGAAGGTGCCCAGGAGGTCTGCGCCGCGCGAGTGGACCTTCCTGTCCAGGCACGAAGTGAAGGCCCTTATAGAGGCTCCTATTCCGACGAAACAGCGCACGCTTTTCCTTCTCGCGCTCTTCACTGGTCTACGCAAGGGAGAGCTCCTTGGGCTGCGCTGGGAGGATGCAGATTTGGAAAATCGGTTCCCGCATGTTGTTGTCAGGGCGTCAAATGGTGGGCCGACCAAAAACATGCGGGTGCGCGAGGTCCCGCTTATTGGTCCCGCTGTGGAGCTGCTCAGACAGTACAAGGCTGAGTATCCAGGCCTGCCGAAGGCGCATATTTTCAGACGGAGGAGTGGTGGGAGACACGACCAAAATTACGACGGGGGTTGGCGACGAGATTGGGCGAGCCGAGTTTTGGGACGACACGTTCGGTTTCACGATCTCAGACACAGCTGCGCTAGTTGCCTTATCAGTGGCGATTGGGCTCCGCACTGGGTTGCGAGGCCTTTGCGGATGGAGGAGGTTCAGAAGTGGCTTGGACACTCGTCGATCACAGTGACCCATCGGTACGCTCACTTGTCGCCGGAATCCCTGAGGGCCGTAGTGACGACCACGTCGGCTCAGGCGGGTGGGTTGGGATCCTCGAGAACGATGACGGGGGAGAGACCAACGTCACCTGTACCTACACTCTCTCGCTTGTCGAGTCGTCGTCTGGACTAGTTCCGGCGGTGGAGTTCCACAGTGTGTGGATCGACGAGGAGCGGGGGGACGATCAGCTTTTGTTTGATTCCGGATTGATCGACCGGGTTTTGGATAGGGTGTTTGTGATGGAGGCGGCCGTTGCTGGTCACCCCGACGCGGAGAACGCCCTAAGGATTCAATGTTTGAAATGGAGTTTACAGCGAGATGGTGCAGAAGAATTTCTGGGAAATTGTGAAGGTTCGGAAAAATAGGCCTAACCGTAACTTTGGTTCTTACTACGGAGAGACCGAGGAGAATGCTTTGATTCGCTTCTTCCACCTCAAGGGGGTGGAGGCGATGATCGGCATCCACGGTCAGCTGGTGTACAGCAACCCGCACAACAGAGAGGTGTGGGGGTCTCGTGACGACTGGATCGTTCGCCCGCTCGAGAAGAAGCCTAGCAGGCGGCCCGTTCGTGACATCGACCTTGTGCGTGATCGCGCGAAGGATGCGTGGCTATGAGCGAACTTCAACTGGGAGGGCGAGGAGGCACGATATCCGGAACGGGATGGGGAGGCCTTCTTGGGGTGAGCAAGTGGAAGACGCCTCATGACATCTGGCTTCGAATCAAGGGGCTCGACGTTGAGGTTCCGCAGAACGAGGCGATGGCGGAGGGCGTCAGGCTAGAGCCCATTGTTGCCGATCTTGCGCAGGCGGAGTTCGGCGGGTCTGTCACGGAGCCAAAGCAGGAGACTGTACGGTGGCCCGCCCCCTACAGTAACTTCAGCGCGAGCGTGGACCGGCTGCTTTTCCTCGACGGAGAGCTTGCCGGCCCCGTTGAGCTAAAGACGATGAGTAGCAGGGGGACGTGGTGCCCAGAAGAATACGTGCTGCAGCTGCAGTCTTACATCTGGTGTACCCACCTCCACGAGCTAGAGAGGGGGCGTGAGTGCAACTGGGGCGCGCTCGTTGGTCTGCAGGCGCCGCGCGAAGTGCTGCGCATGATCAGAACAAGTGATGACGCCTTCAAGGCTGTAGAGCACGAGGCGGCCACGCTCCATGTGGACGTGTTCGACAGGGACCCCGCGTTCATGACGGAGGTTGTCCCGTATGCCCTAAGGTGGTGGGAGAAACATATCGAGGGAGACACTCCTCCCGAAACAGACGGCAGTGACGCCTGTACAAAAGCGCTCCGCGCGCACTTCCCCGATAGGGCTGGAGAGATCGAGGCATCGGACGACCTTGTTGCCGTGGCCGTCGAACGCGAGAAGGTTCGCTCGCGGTTGGCTGAACTGTCCAAGCTGAAGACGGAGCTCGATAACCGCCTCCGCCGAATGATGGGTGAGGCGAAGGTGGCGAAAGGGGACGACTTGCGGGTCTCGATAACCAACGTCCCGGGGGCACTGCGCTTTGATCAGAAGTCCCTGAAAGACAAGCACCCCCTCATCTATAAGCGCTTTCAGAAGCGTGGCCCCGGTTTTGACAGGATCAACGTGAAGAGAGGATCAGCACAATGACAGATGTTTCATGCCATTTCATGCCATTGCCAAAAACAGGCGAATCTTCTAAGTCCCCGGGATTATTGAACGAGCCCTACAGGATTCGAACCTGTGACCTTCGGCTCCGGAGGCTGCCCAGCGCCACCGGCAATCATTCGGCTTTTCTGGGCCAAGGTGGTCCTTGGCAAGACGGTGGCACGAAATGAGGCATTTAGCCCCCTCGGCAGCCCTGCTGCTAATCGCCTTTGCTGCCTCTGCGCAGGCCCCAAGCAGGAACTCGGTAGACCTTGCTAGGGTCTGCGTGAGCGAGAGCGGGTTCCGGGACACCAACGACTGCGCGGCCATAGGCCACCTGCTTGTTCGTCGGGCAGAGCGCCTCGGCATTAGCTTTGCGAATATGATCCGTCGATACAGCACGCGAGCGTTCGACAGGCGACGCACCGACCGCCGCCGTTGGATCCCTTTCCTGAACAGGCAGATGTCCCAGCCGCGCGGATGGCCCGCCGGTCTCTCGTGGGAACGGTACCGTGACGCATGGGAGGAGCGCATTCGGCTTGCGGAGAGCGTCCTGTCCGGGGAGGTCCCCGATCCCTGTCCTGGCTCAGACCACTGGGGAGGAGCCATGGACGATCACCGGGTACCTGATACCTGGAGGAGGGCTCAGTGTGAGGGAGAGACCCTCAATAGATTCTGGATTGTGCCGAGACGAGGTCTTTGACTCCATAGCCTTATTGAGGCACATCTTGAAGCAGAGTGTGGCACTCGTGTCATGTTCGATCTCCGCCCGGGCGAGTGCTATCGCCCGGGCACTTTTGTTAAGTGAACTTTTTTGTGATAGCCTGCAGGCAAGTTCAGGTGAGACCCGGGCAGATCTCGGAGGCTACCGCCTAAGGCGCATCCCTCTGACTGGCAATCGAATCAAGAACGGAAACCACATGTTTTCGGAGGATTCAAAATGGCAGTCGAAGGACCAGGAAGTACGTCAAACGCAGACGGCTACTTCAAAGAAATTTACGCAGATAACTTAGAGAACCTTGTCCCAGAGCACAGCGTGTTCGGGCAAGACATTGCTTTTCGTGAGAAGGAAAAGCTCGGAGATTCGTACCACATGCCCGTCCGCGTTCGTCGTGGGCACGGCGTAACCTTTGCTGGGCCATCGTCCAGCATGGGAGCGTTCACCCTGAACGCGGCACGAAGCGGTAAGATGCTTGACGCCCGCGTCGAAGGTAGCACCTTCGTGGGCCGTGAAGACATCTCGTACAAGGCGGTGATGAGCGCAGACAGCAAGCGTGCGTTCGGAAACCTCTTTGACGACACCGTCAAGGACCTGATGGCCAGCACGGCTTTCTATCGTGAGCTTTGTCTCCTGTACGGCGGCGGCGACATCGGCGTGCTTGGGACCGAGGTCGACGCAGCAGACACCGACACTGAGCAACAGTGGGACCTGACAGCGGCATCTTCCTGCTTGGGCATCTTTGCCCAGATGGAAGGCGCACTGATCGACATTTACAGCGCGGCGGGAGCCAAGCGTAACGCAGCCGGCACCTTCGAGCTCACCGGGGCCAGCATCCCGGACGGCAGCTCGCAGGTCCGCTTAACGATCAAGGCAAGTGACGCATCTGAGCTCAACAACTGTGCAGCCACAGACGTTGTGCTCCCTGCTGGTGCGAAGGGCGAGTGGTTCACTGGCCTTGAGACCATCTTGAAGAACGATGCAACACTCTTCAACATCGACGCAAGCGTGTACTCCCTGTGGAAGGCCAACACCCACGCAGTGGGCGGCGCACTTACCATGGACCACGTTCAGAAGGCTGCCGAGAAGATTGTGCCCCGCGCAGGTCTTGGCGATCTCAGCTGCTACGTCTCCGTTCCCACCTGGCGCAAGCTCAACAGCGACATTGTTGGCATGCGGCAGTTCACGGAAGGCGGCGGAGTTGCTGAGCTTGGTGCGAAGGAGATCCGCTACCACGGCCCCGGCGGCACCATCGCCATCAAGAGCCACCCAATGCTGAAGGCAGGCTTGGCGATGATGGGCGACCCGAAGGGCAACGCCCGCCGCGTTGGAGCATCGGACATCACCTTCGAGCTCGACGGTGTACCCGGCGCCCCTCCCAAGTTCTTGCGGCAGCTTGCTAACAAGGCTGGCTACGAGATTCGGATCGCCTACGACCAGGCGCTGGTTATCCCGCGCCCAGCCGGATGGACGGTCCTCACAGGAATCACCAACTAGGAGGAATAGGGACATGGCTAAGGTATTGTTTTGCATTGAATGTGACACGGCTGAGGCCGCGTCCCTAAAACGGTTGTTTGGTGAAGATAGCCGGGCTCTCGCTCTCAGCGTGGCCCGGGCTTGTCGGGGCTTTGCAACGGGCACCAAGGACGGCTCTGTCTCCTTGGTGCCCGAAGCGCCCCCCAAGAAAACGGCGACTAAGTCCGCCCCAGTGAAACGAGCTCGCAAGGCGGTGGAGAAATGAGTGACGCACAGCGCAAAGCGCTCGAGCAGATCATCGGCAAGGCCCGTCGAGCCAGGCTCAAGGACGAGCTCGACGAAGAAGAGACCGAGGGCGTACCCGGGTTCATGATCTCCATCGGCCTCGGCCCCTCACCGGAGATGCTCGAGGCGCTCGAGGAAGAGGCCGAAGAGGACGAGGAAAAGGAGTAGCCCATGGCTAACACAGCCACACAGTTGCTGAATCAAGCAAAGGTGCGGGCGGGTTGGCCAACAGCGGGCGGGTTTCTCACCGACCTGGAACTTCTTCAGCTTGGAAACGAGGAGCTCTGGACCACTGTGGCCAGCCTTCTGCGCCGCGCATCTGAGGAGTTTTGGGTCGTCCAGGCCCCTGATGCTCCGGTATCGGCCTCGTCACCAGACGTTAGAGTGCCCTCCCGGGCACTAGGAAGCGCCATACGCGACGTTCTTGTCACCGATGGCAGTACGGTGTGGAACGCGCCGAAGATTGATCCTGAGGACGCCTGGCGCTTTCGAGACAGCGGGCCAAGTACATGGCGAAGCCCCTTCGCTTTTTACCTCGAGGGCTCCTACATGAAGTTTGTTCCTGTCCCGAAGAACAGCGACTACTCAATCAAGATCAAATACTACCGGCGCCCTGGCGAGCTCGTTGAGGCGTCGACAACGTCAAGCGGAGTAACGACTTACCACGTTGGGGTGGTGTCGTCGGTTGATGGTAGCGTGGCCACGCTGGTCTCGGCTCCCCCATCCACCTTTACGCCCACCGAGAAGCTGGACATCATCGACGGGCTAACCCCTCATGAGTCGGTGTCCGACGACCTTGTGGTCTCCTCGGTTGATGCCTCGGCGAAGACGGTCACTTTTGCTGCCCCCTTGAGCTCCAGAGTGAAAGCCGGGGACTATGTCGCATTGGCCGGGAAGAGCCCGGTGGCGCAGATCCCCGAGACGCTTTTCCCCGTGCTTATCATGGCTCTGGTTAGAGCAATGCATCATGCATCGGGTGACGCGCAGTCAGCGAACACTGCAGAAGAGCAGCTTGCCCGACGCGCCAGCCTTGTTCTTCCGCTTCTCGAGCCCCGGGTCACCGGGGAAAGGCCGGTTGTCATCAACAGGACCTCAGCCCTAAGAGGCTCTGGTCGGCGGGGCTGGTAAAGCCGTGGCCAAGGTGCTGACACTGAACGCCGGTGGGATCTCCACCGACCCCCCCTCGATAACTGCGGGGAAGGGGACGATGACCAAGGCGAACAATGTCATCATCACCAGGCCAAATGTTGTTGAGCCCAGGCCGGCGTTCGTGAACGACCAGTCAAGCTGGGTGACCGGCACAAA